AAAAACTACAAGAAAGGTATTACGGAGCATCAGCATGGACTGAAGCTTTTACAAAGGAGCAGTTAGAAAGCTGGATTAAAGATAAAGTATGGTTTATGCCTGCTGGAGATTCAAGAGAATCCTTATTTAAATCATACCCACTAGTATTTGACTGGGTTAGAGATAATGGTTACAGAATGACTTGGAGACCACATATTATTGCCTTTGAAGATCAACGCGAAGTATAGATATGCAATTAATATCCACACACCCCATTAAAAAATCAGACCTAGGTTTCCATGCTAATTTATTTGGCGGGAAACTCTTGGCTTGGCTAGATGCTTCGGCCGCAGCATTTGCTATGGAAGTATGCGATACCCCTAGAATGGTTACCGTTAAGATTGATGAATGTATATTTAAAAAATCAGCTAAAGAAGGGCAAATGATTAAGATCTATGGTAAGGTTGAAAGTGTTGGTAATACTTCTCTTACACTTTATATGGAAGCCCGATCACATAATGTCTATTCAGGAAAACAAACTATTATATTATCTACAAATATCACTTTTGTAAGAATAGATGAAAATAATGAACCTATCCCTATTTCAGAAAGGGTAAAAAACAAAATAAAATGAGAGAATTAATTACAGCAAACGACATTGAAATTAAAACCAAAATTTTAGGACAACAAATCTCAAGAGAACATGAAGGGGATAAGACACCCGTTATAATGGTGGGTTTACTTAACGGTTGTTTTGCGTTTTACAGCGATTTAGTACGAGCTATGCCTATTGATATGGAGTGTGATTTTATGCGCGTTAAATCGTATACAAACTATAAACAAGGAGATATAGAGATTACAAAAGATCTTGAAACTCCTATAAAGGGAAAACATGTTTACATTGTAGATGATATATATGATACCGGAAATACTATGGGGTGTGTTATAGAATATTTAAAAATGAAAAACCCATTATCTATATCTATGGTAGTTTTAGTTACTAGAAAGGATTCTCCAAAACATGAAACTGTAAATCTACATAGTGCTTTTACTATAGAGGATGAATGGTTGATTGGTTATGGGATGGATGATAATAAAGGATTTAATAGAAATTTAAAGTCAATTTGGGCTCTGTAAATAGAGTTCGTATATTATACCAAATAAAAAACTATAATTAATGGAAAATAAACGAAGAAAAATTCACGAAGAATTAGAAGTAGTAAAAGTAGGTTATGCAAATGGGGTTGCTGAAGGATTCCCTTTCACTAACATAGAAAAAGCAAGAATGATTGATGATGCAGAAGAAGCTTATGGTAAGTTTTTAGATGCTTTAAAATGTGATTGGAGAGAAGACCCTAATTCAATGGAAACCCCTCGTCGTGTAGCTAAAGCTTATGTAAATGATTTATGGGCTGGTCGTTACACAGCAATGTCTCCTATTACATCATTTCCCTCGGATGGTTATGATGGTATTGTTATAGAACGTAATATACCATTAACTTCAATGTGTTCTCATCACCACCAAACAATAGGAGGTGTAGTTCATATTGGATATATTGCAGGAGAAGGTGGTCAAGTAATTGGATTATCTAAATTAAACAGAATTGTAGAACTATTTGGTCGTAGAGGAGCAATACAAGAACAGTTAACATCAGCTATCCACAATGCTGTAAATAAAATTACAGAAGGTAATAAAGGTGTAATTGTTACTATAGTTGCAGGACACAACTGTGTTTCATGTAGGGGTGTTAAACACCAAGGCGCTTCAATGGTAACAACTAAGGCATCAGGTGTATTTAAAGATAATACTAATCTAGCTCGTAAAGAATTTTTTGATAGTCTTAAAATCAATAACGGAGGGCATAACATTTAGAATATGATGTACATTAAATTTATATTAGGACAGTTAAAAGTCATAGGACTAATAATAATCTCAGGAATAATTGCATATCCTTTCTTTGTATATCCAAATAGACGTAGAAACTGGAATACTAGATTCAGTACGTTTAGAGACAAGTGGTACTGGTTTGCTGCAGACACAGAAGGAACTGGTTGGAATGGAACTGATGATGAACATTATCTAAATGCTACCTTTGGATTGTATGAATTAGTTAAAATGAGAGATGATAATAATAAGTGGATTCCAGATTATGATAGGTTCTGGCAAATGAATAGTATTCAAAAATTTATACTAGCTTATAGATGGAGTGTGCTTAGAAACGGGTGTTGGAACTATATACAAAGTGTAGTTCCTAAACAAGGTCCGTGGGAAAATGAAAATTGTAAAATAAATACAGGGGGCGCTTCATGTAGGTTATGGAGAAATAAATATAATCTTGGGACCCAATCTGTAACTTGGGAAGTAGAAGGAACTAAGTACTTTAGATATTCATTTACTAAAAAGGTATTTAAAGACTACTATCTAAACTTTATGATTGGAGCCTCAACAAATAGATACCTCATTAAATTTCGAATATTTAACATTAAAAATAATTAAAATATGAAAAATAACACAATTAAACTTATATTTATTATCCTATTATTTAGTTCTTGTATCCCTGTTAGAATAACCACAATGAACCACCCAGGATTAACAACCTATAGAACAAATTCAACTATGTTTGATGGTACAAACATTCCATTGTATTTACGCTATCGTAGGTATAATTGTGATAATTCATATATAATACAAAATCCCCTAGGATTAGATTCTAGGTATAGTCGTTATTGGACTTCTATAGAATTTTATAATAGCCTTTATGGGGGAGATTGCATTAACTACCAGGTGCCAACCTATAATGAAAGAGTTTTTATAACAAACCAATATAAAAGACGCAGAACAAATAAATTAAGAAGAAATATAAATACCAATACCCCTAAAATACCTAACATTGTAAGGCCAAGGGTTCAAAATACAAGACCACCCTTAAGAAATACTCTACGAGTTAATAGTACCCCAAAACCTAACACTCGTTCAATAAAAAATAATAACCAAAAGAAAAATAATTAAGATGAAAGGAAAACAATTAAACATGTTTGTAGAAGAAAATTACGAGATACCATCATCCCCTTCAGTGCCCTTTGTAGATGAGGTAGAAATATTTAATGCAACTATGGGTAAGGATTGGCAAAATAGAAAAACACCTACGATTGACCCCAAAGATGCTAAGTTTGTGATTGACTTTATTCAAGAAGAATTAGATGAATTAAAGGAAGCCGTAAATGATAAAAACATTATTGAAATATTTGATGCTTTACTAGATATTGCCTATGTAGGTCTAGGAAATGGGGCTTTAGTATTTGGGTTAAAGGATAAAATGTTGGATGGTTATGCTGAAGTTCAAGCTTCTAATATGTCCAAAATATGCCAAACCAAAGAAGAAGCAACTCAAACCGTTATGGTTAGAAGTAAAGAGCAAGGGGAAGAATGTCATTACAGAGAAATCAATGGTAAATATGTTGTTTACCGTAGCTCAGATAATAAGGTAATGAAGTCTATTAATTATTTTAGACCAGACTTAGCTCAATTTTTTACAGAACAGGATATTATGGATACTCTTATTAAATAGAAATTCAAATTTATTAAAAGATAGTAAGGCTTAACTTGGAAACAGGTTAAGCTTTTATTACATTATAGTTAAAATAGGTTATAAAATGTATAAAAAATGTTTTGCACAAAGAAAAGGAGGTAACACTCACCTTATCCATTTATGGACTGATGAGGAAGGTTATCAAAAAGTAGAATGGAAAAATCAAGCTTATGTAGAGTGTGATGACTCACAAGCCTCTCATACGGGGTTAAATGGGGAGTCTTTACGTAAAATATCAAATTGGAAACCTGAAAATCCAAAACTTCATTTCCATGATATGCCTGCACATCAAAAGTTTTTAGTTGAAAAGTATGGCATAAATGACGAACCTTCTACCACTCAAAGGGAAATATTTTTTGATATTGAAACGGAATGGGGGGATGCTCTTACTGAAGAATACATTAAATCTGCTCCTAAAAAGGTTACATCTATTGCTTGGTATGATAAACAGGCTGATGAGTGGGGGATATTAATTTTAGATAAAAAATCCCAACTTAGTAGAACTAAAGCTAGGAATAAAGAAATTATACCTTGTGCTACTGAGGATGAATTATTAATGAAATTTCTAGAAAGATTTAGGGAGATTGATCCTGACATTATAGTAGGGTGGAATAGTGATTATTTTGATGTTCCCTACCTTTATTATAGAATGTGTAATGTTTTAGGTCAAGATGTAGCCCGTTATCTATCCCCTATTGGTTATGTTCGTGAAACCCCTTGGTATAAAGACCAGTATATCCAAATAGCAGGAGTTGAATCCTTAGACTATATGCGTTTACATAAAAAGTTTAGTTGGGCTGACGAACCATCATTTAAACTAGATGCTATTGGTGAGAAGTATGTAGGGATGAAAAAAGTAGAATATGAAGGGAACCTTGATGATTTATTTGAAACAGACATCCATAAATTTATTAAATACAACTTTGTAGATGTTGAAATTCTAAAACTATTAGATGAAAAGTTAGAATATTTATCACTTGTTAAAAACTTAGCTCATAAGGGTAAACATAATTACAGTGAAGTATACGCTAACACTAAAACCCAAGATGGAGCAATTTCAGCTTACCTTTTAAGTCAAAAGATTGTACCTCCTGCTAAAGAACGCAATCCATTTTCAAAGAAAAACTACGCTGGTGGTTATTTGTTTTGCCCCAAAGCCGGTATCTATAATTATGTATTTGATGAGGATTTAACATCACTATACCCTTCAATTATTATGACTATTAATATTGGTAAAGAAACAATGGTTGGCAGGATTATAGATGCTGATGATAGGAATAATCGTTTAGGGCTAAACGATTTAAAACGTAGAGACCCTGAAGAAGAGTTAATTGTTGAAAATGCCAAACGCAGTAGAACTAAGGTTAATGTAGGTAGACTAGTAAACATGGTTGAGCAAAATGATCTCTCTATATCCGCAAATGGTGTGATGTTTAACACAGATAGAGAATCTGTTTTATCTACTATATTAAAGAAATGGTTTGATGAGAGAGTTTTATATAAAAATGAGATGAAAAAAGCATATAAATCAGGTAATAAAGAACTAGGGGCTGGTTTTCATATGAAACAGTACACTATGAAAATTTTATTAAATTCCCTCTATGGAGCTACGGCACTTGGTTCATTCCGATATGGTAATGTAATCCTGAGTGAAGCTATAACACTCTCAGGACAGCGTATAATTCAGGAGAGTGCTTTAACAGCTAACAGACATATTAATAAGGTTATTAAAAATGAAATAGAATTATGAAACATATAGAAGATACTCCATGGTGGATTTGTGATCCTGAAGATACTAACTATGTAGCATACTCAGATACTGATTCAATTTACATCCATGCTGAACCACTCCTTCGTCATTTATACCCTGATTTTGCAGAAATGCCTAGTGAAGAAAAAGATGATAAGTTAGAAGAAATAGCTTTAAAATATCAAGACATTATTACTGATTCTTACAGTGAATTAGCTACAGATTGTTTTAATGCTAAAGGTAAGCACAGACTTGAGATGAAAACTGAATGTGTCATTAGAGCAGCTTATTTCAGAGCTACTAGAAGGTATGCCCAGTGGATTACTAAACAAGAAGGTATTACAAAAGAATCACTAGATGTTAAGGGTCTTGAATTTAAGAAAGCAAACTTCCCACCCGTATTAGGTAAATTTTTTCATAAGGCTTTAGTAGATGTATTAAAAGGGGAACAACAGTCTAATATAGATGCCCGTGTTAAAGAATTTAAAATCCAAATACTAGATGGTACAATTCCTTTAACCCAACTAGGTAACCCCACATCTGTAAAAACATTAAACAAATACACTGAAAGGGCAGCTCGTGCTGGTGAGATGTTTACTATAGTGGCTAAAGGGGCACCAGCAGCTGTTAGAGCTGTTATTAGATATAATGATTTACTTAGGTTTTGGGGCTTGAGTAACCAACATAAAGTAATAACTCAAGGGGAAAAAATTAAATGGATTTATCTAAAATCAAATCCCTATCAGATAGATGCTATTGCATTTTTAGATTTTGATTTACCACCAAAAATTGAAAATTTTATTGAGCAATATGCTGATAGAAAAAAGATTTTTGAATCAATTCTTTTAAATAAGTTAGAGGGTTTTTATAATGATCTAGGTTGGACTCTTTCGTTAAATCCCTATAAGGATATGTTCTTCAACTTAGACTAAAAGTTAGGAATACCTAAAACAAATTCGTATATTATATAAATAAAAAGTTATAAACATGATAAGCAAACTACAATTACAAAGTATAATCGATAAGTATTATTTAGGACTAAATGAATCCGTAAAATGGGTAATTAAGGATAAAAAAATAAGTATTGATTTCATGACCCCTACTAAAGATGTTATTGGTAAAGTTACTAGTGATAATTTTTCTATGGAAGACGGAAATTTGGCAATATATGATACCAAAAAATTACAAAGCTTAGTGTCAATATGTAGTGGAGACTTATTACTTGAGTTAGAAAAAAATAATGCTATTACCACTAAGTTAAATGTTTCAGATTTAAATTTTAACCTAACTTATGCTTTATCTGATCCTTTACTTATTAATAAGGTCGGAACTGTAAATATCCAAGATTGGGTTGTAGAATTAGATATGACTGCTGATGACATTACAAACCTTATTAAAGCTAAAAGTGCACTATCCCAAGTGGACAATATGTTAATCACAACAACCGAGAACCTAGACAAAGATAAAGTAGTTGAGTTCATATTTGGAGATGAAGCTGGACATAATAATAAAATTACATATCAGGTAATGGGGAGAGTTGATGAGTTAAACTTACAAATACCATATAACTCAGATGTATTAAAAACAATACTCCAGGCAAATAAAGATATGGGAGGGGGTAAAATGCTTCTTAGTTCTATGGGTTTACTTAAATTTGAATTTTCAAATGAGGGAACTCATAGTGAATATTTTATGGTGCGTAGAGCTGAAACTGACTTTTAAAATTCCTCAAAATTTACGAGGTATATCACACAATTATTCGTATATTCACGTCAAATAAATAAATCAAAGTTATATGTCAAACACAACTATTAAAGATCCCCTTTTAGAACCTTATTTTATAGGGAAAGATTCTCACTGCTACACAGTATATGAGACTGTATCTCCTAAAAAGAAAAGATTAGGTAAAAAATTAGAAAAAGGAGAAGTACTCCAAGATTATGAAAAACCACAAGGTCATTATTCTACATTTGGTGCAGCTTTGCAAAGAATAGCAAAGGAAAAACTAAATAATGGGGAAGAAAATTACTCTAGTGTCCAGGAGTATGTAAAAAAATGGGATGAAATATTAACACAATTAAAAACATTACAAAATTACAAAGGATTATGAAAGAATTAAAAGCACTATTTAACGCCGTTATAGTTAAACCTATAGAAGCAGAGGAATCAACCTACGGTTCGATAATTGTTCCTGATATGGGGAATGAAAAAAACACAACAGGTGAAGTTATATCTGTTGGACCCGGTCAAAGCACCTTGATGGGAGAGTTTATTCCTACTATTAGTAAAGTTGGGGACGTTGTAGTTCTACCAACTCAAGGATTTACCAAACTCCCATTTGAAGGAGATGATTATCTTGTAGGACCCGAAAATCAAATACTTGCAGCAATAACAACTAAACAATAATATATATGAAAAAAGAAATTAAATTTGGATCTCAAGCAAGAGAAGAATTAATGAAAGGTATCAATCAACTAGCAGATGCTGTTGTGTGTACTTTAGGACCAAATGGAAGGAATGTACTAATCGATGAATCTGGTCATAATGGTGATGTAAAACCTATCCATACCAAGGATGGTGTTACAGTTGCTAAACATATTGGAGTTAATGATTTAACACAAAATCTAGGAGTCCAAATGGTTAAAGAAGCAGCACTGCAAACTGCAGAAAAAGCAGGAGATGGTACAACTACTTCTACACTATTAGCTCGTGAGTTAATTAAGTCTGGTTTAAAACATCTTAATAATGGTGAAAATGCTGTTGATATTAAAAAAGGAATTGATGCCGCTGTAAAAGAAGTTGTAACATATCTTAGAGACACGATTTCTCAAGAAATATCAAGTGAAGACCAACTAGAACAGATTGCAACTATATCAGCTAACAATGATATTGAAGTTGGAAAATTAATTGCTACCGCAATCGAAAAGGTAGGACGTGATGGTGTAGTACACATTGAAGAATCAAAATCAGGAGAAACATACCTTGAAACTGTAGAAGGGATGCAGTTTAATAGGGGATATAAATCTCATTTCTTTGTTACTGACAACAATAGTATGAGTTGTACTTTAGAAGATCCTTACATTTTAATAGCAGATCATAAATTTACTACTGCTAAAGAATTATTACCAATTTTAGAAAGTATTTCTACTACAAATAAATCCCTACTGATTATTGCCGAAGATATTGAAAATGAGGCATTAGCTACCCTAATTGTTAATAAAGCAAGAGGTATTTTAAAAGTAGCAGCAGTAAAAGCCCCAGATTTTGGAGATAGACGAAAATTAATCCTTGAAGATATTGCAACTCTAACAGGAGGTACAGTATTTGATAAAGATAAGGGAATGAAACTTGATAAATTTTCTTATGATTGGTTTGGAGAAGCTCGAACTGTTACAATATCTAAAGAAGAAACTACTATAGTTGATGGTAAGGGTGATGAAGATGCCATTGATCAAAGAGTTAGTGAGTTACAGACACAAATTTCAAAATCAGATACCCCATTTGTTACTGAACAATTACAAAACCGTTTAGCTAAAATGGTGGGTGGTGTTTCTATTATCCATGTAGGTGGACATACTGAAGTAGAAATGAGAGAGAAAAAAGATCGTGTAGATGATGCACTTCATGCTACAAAAGCAGCATTGGAAGGTGGTATTGTTCCTGGAGGAGGAGCGGCATTATTACATTCACGTGAAGTTATTAGTCTTGATGGTATAGGTTCTAAAATTGTATATGAGGCATGTGGTAAACCATTTGAGCAAATACTTTTAAACGCAGGTTATACGTCAACTGACGCCCAAATGATTGGTAAGCACCAAATAATAACCTCAACAGGGTTTTGGAGTGGTTATAATCTTAAAACAAAAGAGGTTGTAAATATGTTAGATGCCGGTATTTTAGATCCATCTAAAGTAACAATAACAGCATTAGAAAATGCATCATCTGTAGCAGGTACAGTTTTACTTACAGAATGTTCTGTAGTAAACCAACCAGCCCCAGAAACTCCACCACAACAACCAATGTACTAGAATGGACAGTAATACAACCGAAAAAGTAGAACATAATGAATTAATAGCTCAACGTGTCCCTCCAGGGGACCGTTGGTCATTAGTTAATGACCCTAAAAAGGAAGTATTTAAAACCCTTACGGATGTTTTAGAAGCATTTTTACAAAATACAGGATTTAAAGGAGCTTATAGATTAGACCCCTTAGATAGTAAGCTTTATGCTGTGCAAGAACATGAGTATGAGGTACCTAAAGAAGAACCTAAAATGTATTCATTATATGGGGAATTCAAACAAGGAGCTTAATTTGGATATTAATAAAATATTTCGTATATTTAAGTTATGATAAAAACAGAACACACATTATTAGTTGAAAGGTATAGACCTACCAAACTAGAAAATTATGTAGGAAATGAGCACATTAAACAGGCAATTTCCAGCTATTTAGGTCAAAATGATATTCAAAATCTAATATTTTATGGACCTGCCGGAACTGGAAAGACAACACTTGCTAAACTTATTGTTAAAAACCTTAATTGTGATCATCTTTATATTAATGCCTCTGATGAAAGGGGGATTGAAACTATTAGAGATAAAGTATCGGGTTTTGCGAGCACAGCTAGTTTTAAACCACTTAAAGTGGTCATTTTGGATGAAGCTGATTTTCTTACTATCCAAGCGCAGGCTTCTCTCCGCAATGTCATTGAAACCTTTTCTAGAACGACTAGGTTTATAATGACTTGTAACTATGTGGAGCGTATTATAGATCCTTTACAATCACGTTGTCAAGTATTAAAAATAGTTCCCCCAACAAAAGTAGATGTTGCCAAACATATTGCTTGGATTTTAGGAGAGGAAAATACTGAATTTGAATTAGAAGATATTAAGGTAATAACCAACCAATTCTATCCAGATTTACGTAAATGTTTAAATACTATTCAACTATCCACTCAGGATAATAAATTAGCTATTGATAAATCTATACTTGTATCATCTAATTATATGAATCAAGTATTAGATAAATTAAAATCTAAATCCCCAAATTGGAGAGAAATTAGACAAATTATAGCTAATGCTAATATTAAGGATTTTGAAGAGTTTTATCGTTACCTATATGATAACTCATCAACATATTTACCAGGAAGTGAAGGGATGGTTGCAGTTTATATTAATGAGTATAGTTACCAAGCTAATTTCCGTATAGATAAAGAAATAAACTGTTTAGCACTAATATCAAAATTAATAGGATTAAAATAAATAATAAATAAAAACAAGATGGAAGACCAAAAACAACAAATGAATCTTAATGTAGATTTAAAAAACACTCAAGTAGTAGAAACAAAAGAAGGAAATGTAGTATTCCAACAAGGGGTAGTTTTACGTAAAGTATCAAAGTTCTTAGTAGGAGCAGAAGAAGATGCTGTAATGCCTATTCCTGTATTTTTCGACCCAATATCAGGTAAGATCCTAAAAGATACAATACCTGCAGAGTTAAGAAAAGATTATGAGGAACACATGATTGATGGGTAAGACAGAAATTTCCAATATTTTTGGATGGCTGGATGAGATAACATTAAACAAGTCTCATCCAGATTCATTCTCAGAATCTTCATGGGATAAATGGAATTCTTATATGATTCATAGATATATGTCTATGAATTTGGGGTATATAGACGTTGTAAATTATGTACAAAAGATAAGCCCTCAAAATAAGAAACAGATTTATACTGTTTATAAAGAAATGATTCCTAGAAAGAAACTTTGGCTCAAATACATTAAAAACCAAAACAAAAACACATACCAAGAAATATCAGAATATGTTTCTAAATATCATGAATGTTCTATAGAAGAATCAAACCAGTACATCTCACTATTAGGGCCTTTAGGGGTGAAAGATATACTATCTAAAATGGGGGTAGATGAAAAAGAATTAAAAAAAATAATCAAAAAAGCAAAATTAAAATGAAACTATTATTGCATATGTTACGCACATCTGCTGAAGCAGATAAAGCAAAAGCCCTATTATCCCTTGACTTGTTAGGTAATAAAGCTGTAGGTATTGGAGACCACTCAACATCCGATTTATATAAAAATGGAGAAGAAGCACTTGCTATGTTAGTGGATGCCGATGATAGAATAGCAGCATTAGATAAATATTTTACTGAAAAAGAAACGATAAAAGGGTAGGAGAACCTAAATATTGTTCGTATATTCACGGCATATTAAAAAACATACAATATGGGAAACTCAGTAAACAAATGGGATGAAATACTCGAACAACAGATGATAGACGAAACTAACACCAACTCTTCTAAATTAGATGTAAAGGTATTTGAAAAAGAATATCCAGAATTATCCAAGGAATTTAAAAAAATCCAAAAAGAAATGTATGAGTTATTTGCTCGTAAACACATGGATTATGGTTTAAATAACATTGCTTTAGGTGGGGATATATTACATAGTGAGGAAGATAAAAAATTTTCATTAACAGGTTTATGTATTAGACTTACTGATAAAATCTCCCGTTTAAAAAATCTACTAATTAATGGTAGATCGTTTGTTATTGGTGAGGGTATGGAAGATACATTTATTGATATTGCCAATTATGGAATAATAGGTCTTTTAGTAGGTCGCAATAAATGGAAAAAATAGTTTGGGAAAGAAAAAGAAAATACCACAAATAGTAAGGGAGATACAAAACAACCCCCCGGAACCTGTTAACTTTGCATTTGAGAAAAATATATCATATTCTCAATTATCTATGTACACCCAATGTCCTAAAAAATGGGCGTTAAATTATAGAGATGGTCATAAAGTAAGAGAACAAAGCATCCATATGACTTTTGGAACAGCTGTACATGAAACACTCCAAATGTATCTTGATGTGATGTATAATGAAAGTGCAGCAGCTGCGGATCGCATTGATCTTGAAGAAGACTTTGAGGGGAGGTTAAGAGAGTGCTATGCTAAAGCTTATAAATCAAATAAAGGCATACACTTTAGCTCCCCAGAACAAATCCGAGAATTTTATAATGATGGGGTTGAAATAATCTCATATATAAAAAAGAATAGAAGTAAGTATTTCTCAAAACGTGGGTGGTCGTTAGTGGGTTGTGAGGTGCCAATTGTAATAGCACCAAATCCACGTTTACCTCGCGTTAAATACATGGGCTTCCTTGATGTCGTATTATACCATGAAGACACAGATAAGTTTGTTATAATTGATATAAAAACATCAACTAATGGGTGGAATGCTAATGCTAAAAAGGATAAATCAAAACAACATCAGTTAGTTTTATATAAGAAATTCTTTGCTGAGCAGTACAATATCCCTATAGATGATATTGAAATAGAGTTTTTTATTGTTAAACGCAAGTTATGGGAATCTGAGGATTATGTAATTAAACGTGTCCAACAATTCAGGCCACCTTCAGGTAAAACCTCAGTTAATAAGGCAACATCCTCACTTAAAATATTCTTAGATAATTGTTTTACAAAAGATGGTTTTAATGATAAGGAAATGCCGGCTACTATAAACAATAACTGTAAATGGTGCCCCTTCCACAAAACTCACCTATGCTCTGCGACGTACTGATATTTCTATATATGTATGTATATGAAATAATAATAATAAAATAAATAATTATGAGTACCAACAGAGAAATGACACTAACTAGTGTAAAAGTAAAAAGTGATCTATTTGAAGATTTTAAAATAGAATGTGTAAAAAGAAAATTTAGTTTTCAAAAATTATCTGATAGAGCTATTTTTCTATATTTAACAGATGAAGACTTTAGAAAAAAAATTACTAACCAAACAAATCTAACAAAATAACATATAAATGAAAAAAGGTTATATCAAACAGAAAGATAGGAAAAAAATCCTATTACTTACAGATGACATCCGTGTACATTCTGGAGTTGCTCAGATAGGTAGGGAACTTGTTTTAAATACCGTGGGACATTATAATTGGGTTCAATTAGCCGGAAGTGTTAAACACCCTGAAAAAGGAAAAATTATTGACCTTTCAGAGGAGATGAACAGAGAACAAGGCATTGAAGATGCTAGTGTTAAGTTAATCCCTACAGATGGTTATGGGAATGCTGATATTTTAAGAGATGTTATTAGGGAAGAAAAACCTGATGCTATCCTTCTTATTACCGACCCACGTTATTTCATGTGGTTGTTTCAAATGGAGGAAGAAATAAGAAGTCAAATACCAATAGCTTATCTTAATATTTGGGATGATATGCCTGCACCTCAATACAATGAAGAATTTTACGAGTCTTGTGATGCTTTGTTTGGTATTTCAAAACAAACCGTAGCTATTAATGAAATAGTGTTGGGTGAGAAAGCAAAAGATAAAGTAATTAAATATGTCCCTCATGGTTTAAATACTAAAAAGTTTTTCCCTATAGATAAAACAGATGAGGAGTATAACAAGTTTAAAAAAACGATTACTAAAGGACAAGAAAAGGACTTTATTTTATTTTTTAACTCAAGAAATATTAGAAGAAAAGCACTCCCAGATGCTTTAATAGCCTGGAAAATGTTTACTGACACTCTTACTCCAGAAGAAAAAGATAAATGTTTGTTTATCTTACACACTGATGTTACAAGCGACCATGGTACGGATATAGTAGCTGTAGTTGATTATTTGTTTAGTGATAATGATAATTCCATAGCAATTTCAAATAACAAATTACCAACCACTTATATGAACTATTTGTATAATATGGCTGATGGGGTAGTATTACTTTCATCTGCAGAGGGTTGGGGGTTATCATTAACTGAATCTTTACTTACGGGTACTCCTTTTATTGCTAACGTGACGGGTGGAATGCAAGACCAGATGAGGTTTGTTGATAATGAGGGTAAGTGGTATGTCAATTCTAAAGAAGTACCTTCTAATCATAAAGGTACTTACCAAGAACATGGAGAATGGGTACTGCCCGTATTCCCCAAAGCATTGTCCCTAGTAGGATCACCAACAACCCCTTATATTTGGGATAGTAGATGTGATGCCGGAGAAGCAGCATCACGATTTTCTGAATTATATAATATGTCTGTTTCTGAAAGGGAATCAAAAGGAAATTTAGGTAGAGAATGGGCGATAGGAGATGAAGCCGGTTTTACATCTATAAAGATGGGAGAAACATTTACTGAAGGGATGGAGGAATTATTTTCAACTTGGACTCCCCGAGACAATTTTGTATTTTTAAAAGATACAGATTACAAAACAAGAGTTTTAAAACATAAATTAAATTATTAATGAGAAATACATTTTATATAAGCTGTCCAATAGATACCTATTCAGGATATGGAGCAAGAAGTAGAGATTTCGTAAAAGCTATTATTGAGTCTGAAAAATATGATGTAGTGATAGTACCTCAGAGGTGGGGTGATACTAGAAAGGGATTTATTAATGATTTTAAAGAATGGGGTTTTTTAAATAATTATTTAATGGACAATGTCAACCTTCACAGAGAAAAACCTGACATTTGGTGCCAAATTACAGTACCTAATGAATTTCAAGCTATAGGTCGATATAATATAGGCTTAACTGCTGGTATTGAAACTACACAATGTGCGGCTTCATGGATAGAAGGATGCAATAGAATGAATTTAGTACTTACTTCTTCAACACATTCTAAAAATGTTTTAGAAATTACTAAATATAAAGTAGTAGATAAAAACAACCCAGAAATATCAACAGAATTAAAGCTAACAACCCCCGTAGAAGTATTAATTGAAGGTGTTAATTTAAATGTATATAAACCTCTCAAAACCCCAATGACTAGTAATAAGCTATACAAACATATAGACTCAATCCCCGAGAATTTTGCATATTTGTTTGTAGGGCATTGGTTACAAGGAGAAATGGGTGAAGATAGAAAAAATGTAGGGTTAATGTTAAAAGCTTTTTATGAAGTTTTTAAGAATAAATCTAATGCCCCTGCATTAATTCTAAAATCAAGTTGTGGGAAGGGTTCACATATGGATCGAAGAGAAATAATGAGGAGGATAGATGCTATTAGAAAAACAATAGATGCTAAAATAATCCCTAATGTTTACTTAATACATGGAGATCTATCAGATGCTGAAATTAATGAACTTTACAACCATCCAAAAGTAAAATCAATGATTTCTGCTACAAAGGGTGAAGGTTTTGGTCGCCCCCTACTTGAATTTGCATTAACAGGTAAACCCGTCATAGCATCAGGGTGGTCAGGACAAACTGATTTTTTAGATAGTAAACATAATATATTATTAGGTGGAACTTTAACAAATATCCATCCATCAGCTCAACATCCCGAAATGTTAGTTGAAGGATCTAAATGGTTTTCTGTTGATCATGGCCAACTCGGAAATGCTTTAGTTGATGTTAAGAAAAACTATAAGGATTGGTATAAAAAGGGTAAAATCCATAAAAATATTTTAAAGAAGAATTTTAGTTATGAAAGCATGAAATCCCAAATATACGAAATTTTAGATAATAACATATCAAATATACCAGTGGCAGTAAAACTAACACTCCCAAAATTAAATTTACCAAAACTACAAAAATAAAATTATGGATAACTTAATAGAATGCGATAGATGTGGATCTGATGCTTGTTATATGCAAGAGGTTAACCACGAAGTAAAAAACTACCAATGTTATGGGTGTGGTTTTATAACTAATTCTTTACTAGTTGAAGGGTCACAGTTTTTTGAAGACCAGATGGAATTACTTCCTAGCTTATATAAAGAACTAATGGGGGAAGATAAAAATGGCAAAATTTGGATGCCTTCAACAGTAAATATGCCATCTTTAGGGATGATATTTGCTAATGGTAAAAGTGGTGCTAATTGGAAATGGGCTGCAGTGTTAGCCGTACCTGTTAAAGATGAAGAAAAAGAAAAATACCCAATCCCCAATAAAGAAGGAGAATTTTATGAGTGGAGGATGGATATGGAAACTATGAAAGAATTTGATGAATGTGATTACCTAGAAGCTTTAGATTATATAGGAATTTTTAATCAAGAGGAGAATGCAGATTAGTTATGCAGTAACCGTATGTGATGAGTTTCTTGAAATACAGAGACTCCTTTCACTATTACTAAACAATAAAAGAAGTCAAGATGAAATTGTAGTATTAGTTGATTTATCTAAAAATAAACCAACATCTGAATTACTTAGGTACCTCCATGAATTAAGTTCTGAAGACTACATAACATTAGTTGAAGATAAGTTTAATAAGCACTTTGCTGATTGGAAAAATAAATTAACTAAAACCTGTAAGGGGGATTACATATTCCAAATAGATGCAGATGAATACCCTCATACAAATTTAATTACAAACTTACCATCTCTTTTAGAGGCTAACCCTGAAGTTGATATGTTAAGAGTCCCTAGAGTGAATACTGTAGACGGGCTTACAGAAGAACATATTAAGAAATGGGGTTGGAGGGTAAATGAAAAAGGTTGGATTAATTGGGCTGATTGGCAGATGAGAATATATAAAAACCACCCAGATATTATATGGGTTAATAAAGTACATGAAGTGTTAGAGGGATATAAAGTGCATGGTATGTTACCTTTAGAAGAAGAGTGGGCCTTATACCACCCAAAAGACATTAAACGTCAAGAAAAACAAAATAACTATTACGATACGATATGAAAAAAACAGTTTTAATTACAGGTGTAGCGGGTTTACTTGGAAGTAGGCTAGCAGATTGGATTATAGAAAACAAACCAGAATATAAAGTTGTTGGAATTGACGATTTAAGTGGGGGTTATGAAGAAAATATTAACCCAAAAGTAGATTTTTGGCAAATGAACCTAACAGAACACCCTTTAGAAAATTGCTTTGAAGTAAATAACTTTGATTATGTTTTTCACTTTGCGGCCTATGCAGCCGAAGGTTTATCTCCATTTATACGGTGTTATAACTATGATAATAATTTAAAATCAACGGCGCGTATAGTTAACGAGTGCATTAAAAACAACGTTAAAAGACTGGTATTTACGTCAACTTTAGCTGTATATGGTCATGGGGATGGGGGAATATTTGATGAAGACCAACAACAATCACCTATAGACCCTTATGGAGTTGCAAAATATGCTTGTGAAATGGATATTCAAATAGCTAATGAGCAACATGGACTAGATTACACCATCATCAGACCTCATAATGTTTATGGTATAAAACAAAATATATGGGACAAGTATAGAAATGTGCTTGGGATTTGGATGTATCAATATTTAAATGGAGAGCCTATGACAATATTTGGAGATGGTGATCAAACTAGAGCATTTAGCTTTATAGATGACTCAATTGAACCTCTATGGAATGCAGCTGTAAGACCAGAAGCTAGTAAACAAATAATTAATTTAGGGGGAATTGAAGAAGTATCTATTAATGATGCCTGTTCTATTTTAAGAGAAGTTATAGGTGATGGAGAAATAGTTCATTTAGAAGGTAGACATGAAGTTAAACATTCTATCCCAACATATCAAAAGTCAATTGATTTATTAGGGTTTGAATATAAAACTTCAATGAAAGAAGGCTTAACACAAATGTGGGAATGGGCTAAAAAACAACCTATGAGAGATAGGTTTGTGTGGCCTTCATATGAAATTGAAAAAGGAATTTATAGTTATTGGAAAAAATGAAGTTAAAGAAATTAATAAATAAAAGTTATTATTGTTCTATAGGTCATGTGGGCAGTGGAAGTGATTTAGAATTACATGAAAGGTACATACTATATAATCTAAAAGTATTAAAAGAATTTAAACAACATTTAATTGTTGTCAATTATTCATCACCACTCCAAAAACAAAATACAGATTTATGGAAAAAATACTTCCCAGATTGTATAATAATCGATTTAGAACAAAATAGAGGCCATAACTTTGGGAATGCTGATACTGAAAATACCATAATTGATTATTGCCATACACATAACATAAAATGGATATGTAAATCTTCTCATGATGTAGTTTTTAACGAAAGTATTTTAGATATGGAAGTTGGAGATGGTCACGACTTTTACTATATGAATGGGGTTGGTTACGGCACTTTGAAAAAATGTAACTTTGATTTTGATAAAATTATTAAAGAAGTTTTTTACCCCCAAACTAACTTTTACTTCATAGATACTACTAAAGTAGATTATCTGTATGATAAAGAATATGTAAATGAAACCTATGACTACATTCAAAGTATAGAAAATTATAGTGGTAAAATTTGGAACTATATTCAGGGGTGGACCTGTGAAGATTTTTTAAGGAAGTGTGTAATTAGAAATAATCTTTCTAAATATCATTTGGTTTCTGAGGCAAATTATCGTACATTGTTGGAAATAGTTAAGAGTGGAAACATCCACGATAGCAGCCACAAAAATATTATGATAGGAGGAATATGTCATTTTCAACACCCCAATCAAAATGTTATTAATATAGTATAAAAAAATAAATAGTTATGCCTATAAGTCTCCAACATGAGTTTAAATTTATCCATATCCCCAAAACTGGAGGTAGCAGTATAGAAAAAGCATTTAACCTTTTCCATAGACATAATTTATTTGTGCCCCGACATACTGAGGTTATTGAAGGTGTTAAATTTTCCCCTCAACACCTCACACATAATCTTATAGAACATGAATGTCCCTTTACAAAGGATTGGTTTTCTTTTACAGTTGTAAGAAATCCCTATACTAAACTCCTCTCTGAATATTTTTATATTAATGGGATTTTTGAAGGGGAGAAAGTTGAAAAATTTAATGAAGATGAATTTAATTTTTGGATTGATAATAGTTTATTAAAATTTGATATGGATCATAAATTACCACAATATTCTTTTATAGATAAGGAGGTTGATATGATTTTACGATTTGAAAATTTTGAAGAGGATTTTAATATATTACAACAAAAGCTAAACACTCACTATAAAATTACCCATACTAATCATGACAAGCGGGGATTTAATAAAAAAGAAATCATAGAATCCCTAAACCCATCTACTAAAGAAAAGATATATAGTATATTTAGGGGAGATTTTGAAAAATTTGACTATAAAAAATAAAAATCCTATGATTAGAATATTCCAAAGACACTGTAACTTTTCTACAAATTCCGAACATAAACCTAGACCTGAATGGTTTGATAGGGAACAGATATTTGATTCTTTACTCAAAACTTTAGACAATAGAGTAGAATATACAGCTTTCCATGATTCGGGTAATGGTGAAATTGAAGATCATTTCTTATCTGGTAAAGATGTTAATAAAATATCAATGAAAGGTGGAAACGATGCCCAATCATTTCTTAACTTACTTAACTACGTAAATGATCAAGATTATGATGAGGAGGATATTATATATTTCCTTGAAGATGATTATCTGCATAAACCTCAATGGGTTGATGTTATGTTAGAAGGATTTAATGTCATAGGGGCTGATTATTATACTTTATATGACCACCCTGATAAGTATTGGGGAAATATGTATAGTAAATTAACATCCAAAATAATAGTAACTCCTTCAACACATTGGAGAACAACACCTTCTACAACAAACACATATGCTTGTAGGTTTAAAACCTTAAAAAAACATTTTGACATACACCTTCAGTATTGTGATTTAGTTGAAAAGTGGACTAAGGACCATGATAAGTTTACCCATCTTTGGAATATTGGGTCTAATTTAATATCCTGCATCCCAGGATACTGTACCCATGTAGAAGGGGGTATGTTATCACCATTAACTAATTGGAAACAAGTATTAATCTGGAATAAAATATGATCAGTATAATTATACCCACTTACCGAAATCCTAAATATTTAGATATATGTTTATTTTCTTGCATTAACCAACAACATTACAAAAATGAAATTATTGTTGCTGTAGATGGTTTTATTGAAGAAAGTCAAGAAGTATTAGATAAGTATAAAAAAGATATTAAAATACTAGACTTAGGAGAAAACCAAGGAATGCAAACAGCTCTTAACTTAGCTGTTATGAATGCTACTAATGAGATAATTTTTATAGTAAATGATGATAATGTGTTTTGTAGTAAGTGGGATACCACAATTACAGAAACACTAAAAGAAAGATCAGTATTAACTTTAAACCAAATAGAACCAACAGGTCCAGGCATATTTAATTTCCCAGTTAAAGACTTTGGCAGAAACCCAAACACATTTAAATATGGAGAATTTATCAAGTACGAAGATTCTATAAAACAAGATTCATTAACTTTAGATGGGGGTATTTTCCCATTTGCCATGTATAAAAAATATTATATGGCTGTTGGTGGGTTTGATACAATGTATCAATCTCCATTTATATGTGATTGGGATTTCTTTTTAAAATTGGACTTAATAGGGTTAGGTTTTTCTAGAACTCATAAAGCTCATCTATACCACTTTGGGAGTACAGCTACTAAAAATGGTAAGGAAGGGGATAAGTTTAAAGCAACCGAAGGACCTGCAGCTGAGGTGTTTAGGTATAAGTGGGGAATGCCTCCTAGATTATTTGAAAATAATTCACATCGTCCTAAAGGAAACATGGTTAAAGGGATTAAATTTTAAATATTTATAATTAACATAAAACCCCTATTACTATGAAAGAAGAAGAAGAAGATAATAAAGGTAGTGAAGAAGGGGCACCATATATAGAGTTAGTATGGAGTAGTACACAAGATTTAATTGATCTTCAATCCAATGAAGAATTTAGTGATTTTGTATTATTAAAATCTTATGGCACTATAAAGAAATCAATTGAAGATAAGTTGGATACCGCTGAATTATTTAACATATTTAATATGTCTATAATTATAGAATTAGATAGAAAAAATTTTTACATAGCACTCCAAAAAATTACCGAGTATTTTCTTAAAATTGAAGATTATGAAGAATGTCGTAAAATTAAAACCCTAATAGATAAGATATGATAAAATGGAAGTATTACCCTACAAGCAGCGTAAGTAAAGAACCTACAGGAACATTATATGCCTTAAATGAAGAACAAGCCTATAGCATAGCTAGTACGAGGAAAAATCTTGCATTAGAGCAATTTAAAAGGTTATTTGTAATATCAACCTTCGAGGATGGAATTTAATATAGAAGGAGAAGATGAGATTAAGGATTTATTTAAATCCATCTTAGGCCCCGAAGTTAGAATTAAGGATAATTTAGATACTACTGAAGAACTACTATTCATCAACACTATCAACAAATTACAGGACTCCCATATATTAGAAGAAAGTTTATTTGAAGACTATGGAATCTCTATAGCAGCAATAATAGATCCCTTATGGGAAGTTATTGAAAATGATTTTACTTATCTATATGGTGATCAAGCTAGAGAAACTATTAGTTGGTACATCCATGGTAGGTTTGATTCAGATGGAAAAATTATTGACTTAGAACAAGAAGATGGTAAGTTAGTTAAATTATTAACCCCTAAAGATTTATGGGATTATATTAAATTTAAAACAAAGCAACCATAACGTGGGTTTTTATTAATTTCTATGTATTTTCTGGGAAATTTTTATAGTTATGCCATGAGTGTAATTTAAATAATACAACACATGAAGTTAAAAATGATACCCTGCAAGGTTTGTAAAAGACCAATGCCCGAACTTAGATTAACAGAATACAACTATCAAAGTTGTGTTGAGTGTTCTACTGTAGGGGCATATCAAGCAGTAAACACAACACAAGGGTCTGGTGACCATACTTGGAATGATATTCAAATTATGAGTAAAGAACAATATGATCTTTACCAAGATGAAGTTAACCCCCAACCACGAATAAGTTTCGGAATAGAAAATAAAACTAAAAAATAATGCCCAAAGCTAAACCACTTAGTCATGAATTGATAAAAGCCGCAATGGCCAAAACTAAATCAAATATGGCAGCTGCTCGATATTTGAATTGTTCATATCAACATTATAAAAAGTGGGCAAAGTTATATAATAGTGAAACACATAATAGCTTATTTGATGAACATAAAAACCAATCAGGTAAGGGAATACCTAAATTTTTAAGAGTTGGTGGTAAAGAACCAGCACTATTAGATTTAATAGAAGGTAGAGCAAATGCTTCATCATTTTCTCCTGAAAAGATAAAATATAGGCTTACTACTGAGGGGTATTTAGAGGAAAAATGTGCTCAATGTGATTTTCAAGAGAGAAGGGTATTAGATTATAAAATCCCACTTTTATTACATTTTAAAGATAACAATAAAAAAAATTATAAGTTAGAAAATATAGAAATGTTATGTTATAACCATTATTTTCTCTCTGTGGGTGATATTTTTTCTGATAAACAAATTGAAAATCTATCAGTCGAACGTCCTATAAGTAAGGGTAAGGTTGATTGGGAAGTTGATGATTATCACCTACAACGTTTAAAAGAACTAGGTCTAGGTGATGATAGTCCTGAAGAATATGATATAATATCTAGAATATAAAATATGGCTAAGAAAACTCGAAATATAAAAAGAGGTAGACATGACCGTATTGTAAAGGATTATGATGTGCAGAAAGAAAAACACCTAGAAAAGTTAGCTACTAGAATGTTAAAAAATGAGGAGAAAAACCAAAAGTTAAAGGGGAAAAGCATTAATCCTAATTTTTTAGATCTCTTCTAACATCATATTTGTTCCCCCAACCCCTCTTTCGTATATTACATAACATAAAATGTAAAACATATGAAAAAGGTTATCATGTTAATCTTCCCCCTAGTCCTTAGTAGTGGGAGTATTTCTAATTTAGATAAAAATCCAAAACATAATATTGTAAACCCCACTATATTACAACCGGCAGGAATATTACCAACACCCCCCATTGAAAAATTAATCAATGCTCTAATATACGTTGAATCACGCGGTAAATCCAACGCCGTTGGTGATACACATTTGGGAGAACCATCAATTGGGGTATTACAGATAAGGCCAATCATGGTTCGAGAAGTTAATCGCATATTGAAAATATCCCATATACCAAAACGGTTTAAATTGAAAGATCGATTTAATAGAGAAAAATCAATTGCAATGTTTATGGTTTGGAAAAACTACCACCACCCCAAGGGGGGTTTTGAAACTATTGCAAGGAATTGGAATGGTGGTCCTAAAGGATATAGATATAATAGAACTATAAAATATTGGGTAAAGGTACAAAAACAATTGCAATAGTTGTGATTACCCGGATAAGGGTTCGTATATTTACATATAAGTGAGACACGAAGTTTCATTATTAATTAAAAATAAAGGTTATGCCTATAGTAGAATTTTCAAATTTGAATAGATATGGTAATGTTAGGACCCGTAGGTTCTGGAGAGACAAATCTAATTTAAATATTAACCCTAACGGTTTGGGACCCTCTATATCTTATAATTTATTTAAATATGAGTATAGACACCCAATCACACCCCCGGGTTTAGTACGTTTAGGAAATAAAAAATTTATTACACCTACATGGCAAGAAGTATTACCTGAAACCAGATTAGAAGATATAAAATGGATTAAACCTAAGACTAAAAAAACAAAGAAAGAAGAAACAATAACTGAAACTCATACTAGTAGTAGCAATCCAAATAAAACATACAAAACAATGTATTATCCAGAATCAGGCAATTTCAGATGCTCTTGTCCTGGAAGTTGGAGAGCAGCAGATAGACGTTGCAAACACATAAAATCATTAGAAAAGAAGGTATGAAAGAACAAATTTAATAACTTAATTAAAAGACAAGAAATTATGAGTGCAGAAAAAAGTAACAAAGAAAGCAATAGCAATGAACTTTATACAGTGTTAGGCACTGGCTCTAAAATACTAATGCCTTTGCAAATGAAATGGCAACCGAAAGAAGATATAACAACTTATGAACTTGCATTATGTATGCAGTACCTAGTTAGACATAGTGCAATAATGCCTTATGAGGTTGACACTAATGATAATCACCTAAGACACTTTAAAATAACTGACCATAATTGAGCTTGTGCTTAACACCGTATAACAACCACCCAACATTTCCTGTTAAGTATGTGGTTACCCGGGGGAGAGTTTGTATATTTACATATAAGTGGGGCACGAAGTCGCATTAATAATTAAAAATAAAGGTTATGGCAGTTAATTATCAAAAAAAGCAAGCATTAGAGATATGCACAAGAGCGGCTAAGGTTTTAGGGTATGATCAGTATGAGATTAACCAGCAAATAAAAGATGTAGCATTACTAGTAGTAGAGGAGAAAAGGGCATCTTTATTTTTATTAGATGATGCTTATTCAAATAGGGTATATAGAAATTTAAATAAAGTAAAAAAAGAAATAGAAAAATTATAAAATAACATTAAAACAAAGGTTATGACAAATTTAAAAAATGAGGTTAAAAACAATTTTAGAGTTATTAAAAATAATTGGTTTGAACTAGAAGCTAAAAATTTATTCGGACAGCAAGATGTTAGTTATACGATTGTAAAGGATATAATTGATTGTAATAGGTCGGAACAATTATGGGATTTATTAAAGTTCTTTACAGATGGATTGGATATTGATTTGGAGGAATTCATTATAAATTTAAAAAACCAAAGTTATGAATAAATTAGAGCAAAAACAACTATTATTCCTTAAAAAGAATTACTTTACATCTGTACAAAAAACACTATGTAAGAAATTTGAACAATATGGAGGTGAATTTACTTTTAAAGTAGAAAACGAACCATTTAAAATTATATTCAAACAGTCTAAAGCCTACACTAATTTTTTATTTGAATCTATAAAAAATAATACAGGTGTAATGCATAAGGGAAATAATGTGCGTGTACAAGATAAGTATGGTAAAGTTAATTATGCGGAATCAAATTTACATAACAAAATAGATAAAAACCTATAATATGAGTAGAGGAAGACCAAAAGAGCAAGAAGCAATACCATGGCAAGAGTACACACAAGAAATGTTAGAAGTACCTTCTAAACCCGAATTAGGTAGTAGATCAGTTTGGCATTATGATAGAAGTAAATATGCAAATGGACCCTATAAAACAGAACACTGGGGTGTTAAAGGAGAAAAACAACAGAAAACTAAACCTGATAAAGGTAAAGCATACGGTCAACAACCGGTAGTAATGGTTTTTAAAACTTCAAATAGGTCAAATGCCAAAACAAAAATGAAAGTTTGGAATAATGAAAATATAGACTATATACTCTCAACACCCAAACTTCCAGGAATACCTACAAAATCAGAAATACTAGAATTAGGAGTTGGTAAAAGCCTCATTGAAAAGTGGCGATCTAAATATAGTTTATAATATTTATAATAAATTTAAAAAAATAATAAAATGGCAAAATACAAAATAAAAGATTTATTTGAAGGAAAATATCAAATAGGTTCAGGTTTTACAACAGATTTCGATTATGAAGGAATGCTAAATGCAGGTCTTAATGTCGCAGTTGATACTGATCTTGAAACTTTAA